CTGTGACCCAACTCGCTTGCTCCCATGTGTGGTCGTGGCGGTTCCTGGCCTCGCTCGTGGTGTGCGTCGATCAAAGATTGAATCGTGATGCGAGGCTGTGGGATCGGTGACAAGGGAACTCCAAAAAGAAAGGGGCCGAGGGCGCCCCTGTTACGTTGTCAGGACTTCACTTCACCCAAGGCGGCTTGCTTGCAGGGGCAGGAGCCGTCGTCGACGTCGACGGAGCCTGAGCGCCGCCGCTCGATTTCATCGACTTGATTTTGTTCTTGTCGCCGTACTGCTCGCTGGATTCGGTGACGACTTTGATCGCCATCCGCTTGCCGATGATCTGATCGCTGTCGTCGAGACGTGCTGCGCCGATGGCGCGGCAAAGTTCAGCCATCTGTTGGTTGCCGATGTCCTCCGCTTTCGTGTTCGGATTTCGCAACGTGATCATCCCGAAGACAACCCGGCCCTGATGCGTTGGGCCGATCACATCGCAACGGTAGGAGAGATAGTCGCCGGTCCCTGCCTTCGTCGCTTTCACGACCGATTCCGTGATCGTGACGTCGTACCATCCATCGGGAATGGGTGTGAAATCTCCACCGCCGTTGCCTTTGGGGATCTCTGATTCGATGTAGCTTTTTCCGAGACTTGCCATGATTAGCCTTCTTTCTTGTCGGTGAGTGCAAACGAGGGACGTCCCGGCTTGCTGGTGATTGCGCCCAAAAGCGGGCGAGTGATCGATTCTGCTGCCGCGTCCCAGGCCTTGCGGTTGATTTCCGGTTTCCACCGAAACAGGCCGGACAGGTGGTCTGTCAGGCCTGCTTCTCTCGCCAACTCCTGCAACTTGTCGGCGTCAACCTTGCGGTCGATTCGGCCCGTGATTTTCAAGACGCCGCTGATCGTCAACGTGCCGTCAAGGTCTTCAGGGATTCCGAGGATGACCGCTATCGTGTCCTCGACAACACGGCGCTTTTCTTGCGCGGTGCGCTCTGCCTCTTTGGCGTCGCGCCATTGGTTGATGAGGTCATCTAGGCTCATGCCTGCCCCGCAATCTTGCGGATGACGGCTCCAAGGTCGGGCGCTTCCCATTGGTCGAGCTTGCCGCTGCGGTCTTTCGCCGACCACAGGCCATCCGTCGACGTCATTAGCGCGAAGTGTCCGGCCTCCTTGCGGAATGCAAAGACCTCATCGAAGAAGTAGGGCAGCTGCTGTGCGAACTTCTGCCCCGGCATCGACGGAGCGTAGGCAACGCTGCCGAGCTCGTCGGCGCTTTTCTCCAGCTTGGCAGAGAAATAAACGTGCTTCCCTGGCAAGTCGCGGAAGGCACGGATGAGATCACCCATCCGGTCCTGCATGGCGCCATAAGCCTGGCGAGGATCGCGGGGCTTGCCGCCGACTTGAACTTTCTTCTCCGCCGACAAGAGAACTTCGGCAATCTCCGAGATGGAATCGAGGGCGACACTTTCAAACGCCTTCGCCTCATCCGACGACGACACCCACCGGTAGGCGTCATAAAGGTCTTCCAAGGTGGAGATCTCGACGTAGGGCAAGTCGAACTCCTTGATCGACAGCAAGCCCCCCTCTGCTGACAACGTGATCGGGGTCGGCAACGTGCTGATCGCACGGGTTTTGCCGTGGCCGGCTGGCCCGTAACCGAGAATCTTGACTGACGACGCGCCAAGCTGGCCCGTGCGTTTAACTGAAATGGCCATGGTTGGCCTCCTTTGTGACGCGGTCGGAAGATTCCGGTTGCGCCGTGTGCTTTACTTCTAGCCGCACATGCGTCACATGTCAAGCATGAGCGACAAGAAAAAACCAACTCTCGAAGAAATCCGCATGAGACTGCGGGATCACAACCTTGCGGCCGTGGCTAAGGCGACCGGCCTAAGCAACGACACCCTCTACCGGCTGATGAATGGCGTTACGACGCCGAATCCGTCGACCATCACCGTGATCTGCCTCTACCTTCAGGGGACCACCAATGGTCAAATTTGATCGCCCGTTCTTGGCATCCGCCGTCGACGACAGGACGCCGGAACAGCAACTGATCGACGCCATTGCATACGAAGGGATCACGCCGCCGTCGACGGTAGTCCTCGACGGCAAGATCCATCGGTTCAAGTCGACGGCTGGCAAGGGGCACGACAAGAACGGATGGTATGTCGCATTCTCCGACGGTCGACCCGCTGGGCATTTCGGTTGCTGGCGTCGTCAGATCGACGTGTCGTGGCGGTCTGAGGGTGGCCCCTCGTGGACGCCGGCGGAAGAAGTGGCGCATGCCAAACGCATGGCAGAAATGCGCGCCGTCCGTGACGCCGAGGTTGCCAAACAGCATGAGGTGATCGCCGAAGTTGTGGAAGAGATCTGGGCCGATCTCCCACTGGCGACTTCAGATCACCCCTACCTGCTACGCAAGGGCGTCACCGCGCACGGCTCCAAGGTGACGTCTGACGGCAAGCTCGTGGTCCCGCTCTACGACGTCGACGGCGGTATCTCGTCGCTGCAGTACATCGACGGCGACGGCGGCAAACGCTACCACCCTGGCGGCGAGGTCAAGGGCAAGTTTTGGAGGATCGGCGCCTTGAGTGACGGCGTGATCTATCTCGCGGAAGGCTTCGCCACGGCGGCGACGATCCATGAGGTGACGGGCCGACCCTGTGTCATCGCCTACAGCGCAAGCAACCTTGTCGACGTCGCGGGCACGCTCGTGGGGCTCTACGGCGCACGCGTAACCATCGTCGCCGACAACGACAAGGGGCACGTCGGGCTCCGTGCGGCTGAACAAGCGTGCGCCAAACACGGCGTGCGCTATGTGATCCCTCCCATCCCTGGCGACGCCAACGACTACGTCCAAGCGGGAAAGGATTTGCCGGCGCTACTGGCGCCGTCGGCTGGCGAATGGCTCGTGGACGCCGTCGATTTCGCCGCGCAACCTGCCCCGATCTCGTGGCTGATCAAAGGTTGGGCTCAAGGTGAGGCCTTGATGATGGTGCATGGCCCGTCGGGATCGGGCAAGACCTTCGTTGTCTTGGACTGGTGCTGCCGCATGGCTGCTGGCGTGGCGGACTGGCAAGGCGCCAAAGTGAAACCGGGCGCCGTGGTGTACCTGGCTGGCGAGGGGCACCACGGGCTCCGTGGGCGTCTCGCGGCATGGCAAACCGCCAACGTGGTGATCCCCCGAGGGACCATGATGCTGTCGTCGTCGGGCTGCGACCTCGACACGCAAGCCGGGTTGGCGAAGGCCAAAGACTCCATTGCGGCACTGTCGACTCGTCCGGCGCTGATTGTCGTCGACACCCTCCATCGGTTTCTGGCCGGCGACGAAAACAGCGCCCAAGACGCCAAGGCCATGCTGGATTCATGCGCGGCGCTCATGGCTGAGTTCCATTGCTCCGTGCTGCTAGTGCATCACACTGGCGTGTCTGATGAAGCGCAAGGGCGGGCGCGGGGCTCGAGCTCGTGGCGCGGTGCTCTGGACATCGAAGTTTCGGTGACCGCCAAAGAGGGGACGATCACGATTGCCCAGAAGAAAAGCAAAGACGCCGAACTACTGCCCCCCATCTTCGCCAAACTCTCCAGCGTGACGATCCCCGGCTGGCTCGACGAAGACGGCGCACCCGTGACGAGTGCCGTTCTGGCGACCGCTGATGCCCCTCCAGTGCGCGAGAAAGAGGCACCCGGCGCCAAGCACCGGAAGTGCTTTGAAAACGCGTGGTGGGCGTCTGACGCGGAAGTGCTCGACGGCTTGCCTTACCTCACCCGCGCCGCGTTGCGTCAGTACTTGGAGAAATCCGGGTGGAAAGAAAGCACCATCGATCAAGGTCTGAAAGCATCGGCAAGACCAGGATCACTGATCCGAGACTTGATCGACTGCAAATATCTGGAGCCCAAGTCGCACGGTTGGATCGTGTCCGACCCGATCCGATCCTCTGGCCTCATACTGGCCAGAGGAACGTAACCGTGACGCGTAACAGACGTCTTCTCGTTTTCTATGTTCCCGTTACAGACACAAGGGGCGTTGCCGGTCGTGTTACACGTAACGGTAGCGGACTCCTACCCCTCCTTACGTAGGAGGGTCGGTCCGCTACGCTACGGGTGACGCGGACGCGGGATTCGGGTTACCTGCTTGCAAACGTACCGACACCGTGAAATAACAAGACTTCAACACGGTACGAAAGGGTAACCAATGGAACGACACATCAAAGGATGCGCCTGCCAAGACTGCACCGGGCATGGTGTAAGGCAGTACCGCAAGGGGTGCCGGTGCGATGTCTGCACGGTGGCTGTGAGAGAGCGCATGGCGGCATACCGTGCCAAGGGAAGCACCAAACGCCGAACGGACACAAAGCCGCCTGGTGAGGCCATCGGCGACACCCACGGGCAACTGAAGGACTATTTCAGGGGCTGCCGGTGTGCCGAGTGCTCTGAGGCGAATCGGCAAAAGGCGAGGGAGCATCGACAGCGCGTCAAGGACGGCACGGTCGGCACGTATCGGCCAGCAAGGAAGCCCGTTACGCCGGTCATCAAGAGCTACATGGGTGCCCCGGCGATGGGTGACGGGTGGCATGTGATCGGTGCGTTCAGCGACGCCGATGGCGTCCGGTGGCTGACGTCCATCAAAGACTCTCGCGACGACGGGTGGAGGACCATCAAGGTAGCCGCTCAAGGACGGGCGACCCACAAGGCCAACTATTGGGGCAGCGTCCAGACCGACGGAGGGGTGCTGGTGATCGGGCGTGAAGCGGCGATCAAGATATTGAAGGCTAACCGTCCGCTGCTTTGGGAAGCCGTTATTGATTCACTCAATCGGTACGCTGCGCCTTGACATCCCAAGCCCGATCCCTACACTGCATCCATGGGGCTCGACCCCCTGTCTGTCTCTCCCAAGTCAACAGACGAGAATCGCCACCTGCAAGGGTGGCGTTTTTTTTGGCTTGTGATCTGTCGGACAGATCAGCCGGCTGGCGTGATCTGGCTTTGCAGTGCGGTGTTGCAGCTATTTTCAAGCCTATGCTTGACAGCTTGCCCA